AATGGCGCAATTATGAAGATTGGTATGTATATCCAGATTATATTGATAGAGATATACTAGTAATAATGAAAGATCGCCGTGACATAGTTAAGAAGGGCGAAGATTATATTTTATCAGGGAAGTAATTTATGATTCCAGTAGTGGGTACTTGTGTAGTTTTTACTACACATTGGGTTGAACGTTTATTAGCCAGTGTGGATTATCCTGTGGATAATTTTTTCATTATTAATAATAATGGCCGTGGTGAAATTACAGAAAATTTGGACGCATTGGCCAAAATTAAACGTCGTTATATTAATAAGGTGCATGTGGTCCATATGCCTTGTAATTTAGGAGTTCCAGCAAGTTGGAATCTAATAATTAAAAGTTATATGATGGCACCGTACTGGGTCATTGTAAATGATGATGTGGCATTTGGTCCTGGATTATTAAAAGAGTTGTATGATACTGTAACAGAAGATCCAGAAATTGGAATTGTACATGCCTGTCAAGGTGATTTTAATGTAGGTAGTTGGGATTTATTTTGTCTAAGAGATCATACAGTGGCCAAGTTTGGATTATTTGATGAAAATATGTATCCTGCTTATAGTGAAGATGATGACTATATTATGCGTATGATGCATGCCGGAGTAAAGAAAAAGTTAGGGTTGACCAAAAACTATTTACACGGTCATGGTGATAAGACAGAGTATCATTTTCACGGCGGTAATACACGTAGACACGATCCAGAAGTTATGCAAAAATTAGATGCAGCTAGGGAACTTAATATCGATTATCTTACAGCCAAATGGGATCAACATTGGCGAACCTGTTGGCCTACTCATGAACCATGGCAAGGACAGCCTCATCATTTAACAGAGCAAAGATTTGATTTAGAATTTTTACGTAAAAAGTATGTAGGGTTTTAAAAAAAGTTCATTATTTCAAAAACAATATGTAGTTTTTGTCTAATCAGTTTGTTGCTCAAACTGTTTTTTAACCCTTGGTGTAATGGTTTAGGTGCAAAGTCAATGTTGGTCCAACTATACCCACAATGTTCTTTGCTCAATATAGGCATAAATTCATTTTTAACTACACATAGATAAGTGTGAAAATTAAACACATTATCGTTACTGACAAATGTTTCTAAAGGAATACTTTTGATTATTTCAGGATCGAATCCAATTTCTTCTTTAATTTCTCTGTTTAGTCCTTGCCAAGGGTTTTCGCTTTCTTGAGTAGTGCCTCCAACTAAGCTCCAAGTTCCTTGATGCTTGCCCGAGGCTTTTTGTAGTAATAAAATTCTTTTAGTTGATTTAGCATAAAATAATGCGCCACTACAAACAATTTGATCTTTCATAAAATTAAACGCCAATCTCCACTACGATATTCACCTTCAAAACTTTTAACCCAAGTTAGTCCGTTCCATTTATATTGAACATTGCTGTGAATGTTAGTAAGGTATTTAATAGTATCTTTATTAGTAGTACCGTCAAATATTACTTCCCATTTGGATCCAGTCCATTCTATAATATCATTGGCATTGGCTACTAGATCACTGCCATCAATATTTTTCCAAGCATCAGGTCCATCTTCATTGACATATAAGATATATGTAATGACATCATCCACGTCAGCATCATTTAATAATCTAATAACTAATTTGTCATCTATATTTTTGGATTCAAATGGGACAACTATGTCATTTACAAAGACTTCAACATCTCTTACTTGTGCAAAATCTATTGTGGTATCTATTCGATTACTGGCAATTTCTGCAATCAAAGTTTCTCTATGACCACCGCCTATGCTATCCACCAACAAATATCTTGTGCCTATGGTAGCAGCAGGTAATCCGCTATTAGGACCTTTAGTAGTAGGATCTATAATAGCATCAAATGTTCCTGGACTTGATGTCCTGTAACCACTATTAATATCAGTATTACTAGGATATGTATCTGGATCCCAATTAACATTTAATATGTCGCTGTCTAAAGGATTAACTGCTATTGTGCCTATAACTTCAAAACCTGATGGCTGGGTTAAAAAGATTTTACTCTCTCCTGCTGTATAAGCACTAGGGTATTTGTCAAGTATTTCATACCAATTTACTGGATTTAGAGTGTCTAACCCAGTTTCTCTAATTCTAAAATTTAAGTGTCCTTTTTCAGTAGGACTAAAAATTTTAGCCTGTCCACCGTAAACTATTAGATTATAATCAATAATTTCTATTTTTACTGGAACTGGTACATCTTCGTCGTAAGTCGGACTGCCATCACTAGGATCTTTTCCAAATCCTTCTAGGTAACCATCAGCAGGCTCGCCTATATTATTATACATACTCATAATAATACTGGAAACAATTCCCAATTTTTTAACTTTGCTAGGTGGACTAATCCAAATAGGCATACTAAAGGTCATTGTGGCAATATCAATAGGACTATCCTGTCCTACAGGAATTTGACGACTACTAAATGATACATCATCAAGATATACTACACTAAGACTAGCCCAATCGATGTAATTATCTGTAGTTTGTATTTCTAAACTAGGATTGAATAACATTAAAATTTGTTCTAATATTTGTAATTTTTGATCAGTATTACTGGCCCAAATATCTGCTTTAACTGTGAGTTTGTATGGACTTGGCATTAGTCTTTCTACAGTATAGTTAGAACCTTGGGTGTTGGTATATTTTCCATCGTCTATAGCGCGTTCTCTAATGTGTATCTTGCCTACATAAGTTGGATCTGCCAGTCTTTCTTTGTCCATTTCTAAACCACTAATATAGACTGCTATTCGTGGTGCACCATTAATTTTATTTTCACTATTTTGTTTAATTAGGTTAGCGACCTGACGATCCATGTCACCATACATCACAGGAACCTGCACCAGTCTGCCGTCACCATATTTTACAACAAACTTACTTAAAAGACGTATAGTTTGTACGAGATAACGTCTTATTTGACCATCGTAGAAGAATTGCGATTTAGTTCAATCGGTGTTAAACCGAAGCCTCCATTTAAAAATCTGCCCTAGGTTTAAGTACTTTGCTCAATGCCTGTCTTTCTGGCACACTTTCTCCGTTAATAATATTAATATTGGTATTATTAATAAAGCCTGTTTTTTGAGTTGTTCTAATCTCACGCCAAAAAGTTGGATGATCAATTGGATTTTTATCAAGACTAGGCACAATTGCTATGTATTGTACAGTTCCATAATTAATTAAATCATTCACTGCATATGATACTGTAGAATCAAATACACCTCTAGGATTGGCAAAGTTGCCATCGTTATTAGTAAATGTATGTCTTATGGCATCTTCAACTTTGAGCCATCGTTTACCGTCATATCTAAATAATCTATTAGGAGAAAAATCAATCCTTAAAAAATAATCATTTAAGTAAGGATCAGCAGGAAATGTTATACCATGACCAAAATCATATCCATTAGGTGGAAATCCATCACCTAATAGATATCCATTATAACCACTTCTAACAGCACGACCACGTATTCTACTAGTGTCAAGTCCCATACTGCTAGCATCAGGGGGGATTGTATTGTCATCTGCTGTTTGTAATATGGGGTAGCCAGTTTTAGGATCTACGGCTAATGTATAAAATTGTCTAGTTTCAAAACCATTTTTAGGAGCATCGGCCTCTGCTTGATTAATTATGGCGTCATTTATTTGTAGTTCTGCACCCTTGGTACTTAGTATATCTCTAAGAGTTTGATCTGTGTTTTCACCAGCAGGTTGGTCTAATATATCAGCAAACTGTTGACTATCTATGATTTTCTTTAATTTTATTCTATATAAATGAGGCCACCAAGTTTGGCTAAACCCTTCGCTGGCACGACTGACATCTTCTATAACAAAATATCTTGGAAGAGCAATACTAAAATCATTTAGTGCATATTGATCAATTAGGTGAGGCAGTTCAAAAACATCCCCGCTTAAAGGTTTACGTCCAACTGTACGGATCCAATCATTTATATGTACGGTGGCAAATATAGTATCATTATCAATAAAAAGTCCAAATTGGCTAAGATTAAAATCTAAATTTTGAACTTGGTAATGACCTCTTATTTTATAAATGCTAGGGTCATATTTTCTGTCACGATTCTCCAGTAGTAATAAATCTTGT